CTGAATGAGAATGAAGAGGAGGTATCGATATGGACGACATCCTCTTCTTGATATCCAAGAACCTACAGCAGGGCGACCTCGGTGAATGGGTTCCTGCAACCGTCACGAGAAGAGTGTTCTGCCGCGTAAGCAGCATCGATGACAACGAATTCTATGATGCCGGCAGAAGCGGTCTCAATCCGGAAGCGAGAGTCACTGTTTTCCATGCGGATTACAAGGGCGAAACGGTCTGCAGATTCAAATCGAATGATTACTCGATCTATCGCACAAAGAGGATCCCGAACTCAGACTACATTGATCTGTATCTCGAGAGAAAGGGAGGCAGCAATGGGCAGACGAGTAACGATTGATAATCTGGCAGAGGAAGTGAGCAAAATACTCGACGAGTATGTCGATGAAATAGCCGACGGAGTGGATGTCGCAACGAAGAAGACTGCTCAGCTCGGAGCGCGAGCTCTGAATGCAACATCAGGAAAAACGTTCAAAGGAAAGAAGTATCGCAAATCGTGGACATCAAAGACCACAAAAACAAGACTAAGCAGCACCGGAGTGATATACAGCAAGATGCCAGGCCTTCCGCATCTGCTCGAATACGGCCATGCCAACAGAGACGGCGGCCGAACTCCAGGGCGCGCTCATATCAGCCCTGTCGAGCAGGAGCTGATATCAGCTTTTGAAAGCGAGGTGAGATTGACAATTGACAAGGCGTGAAGTGAAGCAAATGATCGATGAGATCTGCAAGAACAATGCATACTATCAATTCGAAGAAGACACCTCTGTGGCGCCGCCTTTCTGTTGCTACTACTTCCCGGATGACGGATTCTTCTATGCGGATGACAGCAACGCGGTCAGAATAGGCCATCTCGTAATTGAGATCTACACAGCACACAAAAACTTTACTCTTGATCGCACGGCGGAAGGGGTCTTGAAATCCCATGGCCTCACGTTTACACGGAGCGAGGAATACATCAAAAGCGAGCAGCTTTACATGAGCGTATTCTATGCTGATGTGATCATTGATGATTAACTGGAGGAAAGAAAAATGCCTACACCTACACCTACACCTAACAAAATCAAGTATGGACTCAAGAACGTCCACTATGCCATCGCGACCATCGCGTCTGACGGCACGGCCACATATGCCACTCCGGTAAGGATCCCGGGAGCCGTCAACCTCTCGATGGAAGCTCAGGGAGAGAGAAACCCTTTCTATGCAGATGACATAGAATACTACACATCCATCTCGAACGAAGGCTATGAAGGCGACCTCGAGATCGCTGAAATGCCTGAGTCATTCGAAAAGGATGTCCTGAACGAGATCGAAGACACAAAGAAGGTCTTCTTCGAAGAGATCAACCCGGAGCCAGTCCACTTCGCACTGCTCTTCCAGTTCGCAGGAGATCAGAGGGCAATCAAGCACGCGCTGTACAACTGCACAGCTATGAGGCCGAAGATCGAAGGCGAGACCAAAGAGAGCGGAATAACACCGAAGACGGATTCGCTTTCACTGCGCGCGAGCTCGATTCACGTAGCTTCGCTCAACAAGGATATCGTCAAAGGAAAAACCAAGAGCGATACCGATGCCACAGTAGACACGAACTGGTTCACTACAGTGCAGCTGCCGGTTATATCTTCACAGTGAGACTAACGGGGGAATGATCCAATCAATAAGGGAGGAATTATGTACAGAGAAGTGAAAATAGGAGACAAGAAAGTCCCTATGCTGTCAATGGCATCCTGTGATATCTACTACGAGAGGATCTTCAATGAGGATCCTCTCAGAATCCAGGTCACTGCCGGAGACGATGGCGCAACAGCAGTGCAGCTCTTCATGAAGATGGGCTTTGTTATGGCAAAGTTCGCAGAGCTGAAAAGCCGTGAGAAAATGAGAGAGCTGAACGAAGATGACTATCTCGACTGGCTGGATCAGTTCGACAGAGCAGACTATCAGGAAGCTCTGGCGGATGTAGCAGATGTCTACAACGGTCAGAAGCAGGAGAAGTCAACGCCAAAAAAAGAGGAAGACCAGTAGACAGAGAATGGAATGTCGCTCTGTTTACACTGAGATGTATCCAGGTTGGACTGCAAATGTCTGACCTGGATTTTCTTGCATATGGTCAGGTAATGGACATATTGACAGAAGCATCAAACGATAACGAAGAGTACGATTTTCTTCCTACACAGGAAGACTTTGACACCTTCTAAGGAGACCGAACATGGCCACAGGAAGAATCAAGGGAATAACAATAGAAATAGGAGGCGACACGACCAAACTTGTCGACTCGATGAAGAAGGTCGATGCAGAGGTCAGAAAAACGCAGTCGGCTCTCAGAGATACAAACAAGCTGCTTAAAATGGATCCCGGCAACGCCGATCTGCTCAAACAGAAGCAGAAGCAGCTTGCCGAGGCGATCCAGCAGACCAACAACAGACTGGATCAGCTGAGAGAAGCGCAGTCGCACCTCGATGAAGGAACAGCAGAGTACGACGCCCTGCAGCGTGAGATCATCGAGACAGAGCAGAAGCTGAAATCGCTCGAGACCGAATACAAGAACTTCGGCTCCGTCCAGGCGCAGCAGATAGCAGCCGCAGGAGAGAAGCTCAAGACTACAGGAGCCACAGTATCGGATATCGGCAAAGACCTCACAACGAAAGTCACGCTGCCGCTGGCTGCAGCCGGCACGGTAGCGGTGAAGAAATACGCCGATGTCGACAAAACCATGAAGCTTGTTGAGTCAACTATGGGCAAAGTGAAGTTCGCTGCCGGAGACCTCAACCAGGCCATGAAGGATGCGGCCGCCAACTCGACGTTCGGCATGAATGATGCAGCGCAGGCCGCACTGAACTTCGCGAGAGCAGGCCTCGATGCACAGCAGGCAGCGGCCACCCTCGCACCGGCGATGAATCTCGCTGCAGCGCAGGCTGGAGATCTCGATACCGTATCGAACAACCTTGTCGGTACGATCATGGCGTTTGGAGACTCTTTCGACAATGCAGAGAAGTACGCTGATGTATTCGCGAACGCCTGCAACAACTCGAAGCTCGAAATAAACAGCCTGACAGAGGCGATGGGTGTAGCAGCCCCGGTATTCCACGCTGCAGGATACGAAGTGAAGGATGCAGCGCTGTACATGGGCGTCATGGCAAACGCCAACATAGACGCAAGCACAGCCGCGAACGCTCTCAAAACCGGCATGGCAAGGCTCATATCGCCTACAAAGCAGGCTGCAGACTGGATGCAGAAGCTCAATGTGAGTGTTACAAATGCAGATGGATCCATGAAGGATTCCGTCACTATTCAGAAAGAGCTGCATGATGCATTTGCAGGGCTGTCAGAATCAGAACAGCTCGCGGCAGCATCCGCGATATTCGGTAAAAACCAGATGTCGAACTGGCTCGCACTGATCAACACCGCTCCGGAAGACGTCGAGGCGCTGTCGAAGTCACTCGACAAAGAGGGCACCGTAGCAGAGCAGTCGGCAGCCATGATGGAAGGCTTCGGCGGATCTATGGAGAAGCTGAAGTCGAGTGTCGACGTAGCAGCAACATCTCTCGGAGAGGCGCTCGCACCGACGATCTCAGCGGTAGCGGATAAGATACAGACCGCTGTTGACTGGTTCAACAGTCTCGATAAATCACAGCAGCAGATGATCGCAAAAGTAGGCCTGACTGTAGCGGCTCTCGGGCCGCTGCTTCTCATCGGCGGCAAGCTTCTGATAGGGGCAGGACAGCTGATGACGTTTGCGCCTAAGATAGTCAGTTTCGGAGGCCTGGTCGCGAAAGGCTTCGGCCTTGCATCGGGAGCTGTCGGCGGGCTTGCCAGTGTGCTTGCTCCTGCAGCACCCGTCCTTGCAGGCATAGCCGCCGTAGTAATTGCCGGAGTCGCGATATATAAAAATTGGGATAAGATCAAAGAAAAAGGAGCAGCTCTCAAAAAATCGCTGTCGAATACCTGGGATAATATCAAAAAGACTGTAAACACCAAGAGCAAGGAAATGAGCGACAATGCCAACAGGAACGCTCAGGCCATGAAGAATAATGTTTCAGCCGCGAATGAGGCAGCCAGGCAGAACACTCAACAGAAATTCGAGCAGATGCGTGCGACC